TCTCATCATAGTTTATCACAAGGGAGTGGAGTCGGTACTCCATTCCCTTTTTTAATTTAAGTTATGGCTAGAAAAAAGAATACAGAAGCTCCGGTTACAGAAGAGGTTAAAACACAAGATCCTACAGTTACTTCAGAAACACCGGTTATTTCAAATGAAGAATCTGAAAAACAAGAGCAAGACACTGTTGAAACTCCAGATACCTCCTCTATCAAAGAGTCTTCTCAAAAACCTGAAAAAAAAGACAAAACAAAAGAAAAAGATGAAATACCAGAATTCGTAAAAGAACTGTTACAAAAATATCCTGGCTATCCGGCATTGTATATTGATTCCAAAGGTGGTGTATTCACCGCAGATGCACAACCTAATTGGGTGAAGGATGCTATTCTTTATCAAAATCCGTATTACAAACAATAAAATTTACAAATATGGCATTAGGTGGCGTTTTTATGAGTGATACCGATGGAAACATTGGAACAAGCTCTACAACCTCAACTGAAAAAGTCACAGGTTTGCTGTTTGATATTTCCAAACAAGCTAAATTCTTCGAAGAAGGTGCTGGTTTGGCCGTAAAAGACAAATTACAAGGTAATGTTATTGAAATCAATTCTATGGATGATTTGAAAGAACTTGGCATTACCGCATACTCCGGTGACACTGAAAAGGATTTACTGTTTGGAATTCCTTATTATCATATCAATCATTTCTTTGGAATACAAGGAAGCACAGGACGTTTGTTTATCATGTTTGCAGACTGTGGTGTAGATTGGAATGCTATAGAACAAATGCAACGTGCAGCACATGGTATGATTAACCAACTCGGTGTTTGGACTGAACAATCGTTGTGGAAACAAACAGATCCGGAAGCAGAAACATATAGCATTGACCTAGTTACAGATCTGCAATCCAAAGCTGCGTCTTTAGCTGATGAAAATGCTCCTTTATCAATCTTGTTATGTGCAAATTCCGCAGTAATTGCAACAGCTGAAGAATCTGTGAAGAAAGTAGAACTGGGCAAAATACCTACGTGTGTCATTAATGCTCGGTTTGTCAGTGTATTGCTTGGCCAGGGATTAGACGCTGATGTATCAGCTATGCAGCTTGCTAACCCGAACCTCACTCCTGTAGGAAATATTGGAGCCGCACTCGGATGTATCGCTTCAGCAAGCGTACAAGAATCATTCGCATGGGTAAATAAGTTCAATTTGATTGGTTATTTCCCAGATATTGAAATGGGATTCGGAGATGTCACTTTAAATAGCGAGGATAAGTTAACAAGTACATTAAAGTACTCATCTTTGAATAAAATCCAATTGGATGATCTGGACGATAAGGGATATGTCTTCTTGTGCAAATATTCTGGTTTGGAAAGCGGAGTCTTTTTCTCTAAAGACCAAACGTGTTCAAATGGAGATTACCGAACAGTTGCTAGAAACCGTACAATTCATAAGTCAAGACGTGCTGTACGTAACGCATTATTACCTTATGTCAATTCTCCGTTGAAAGTAGATCCCAGCACTGGATACCTATCTTCTGCCAAGATTACGATGTTTCAAAACATTGTCTCTGACATCCTCACAACTATGCAGAATAATGAAGAAATTTCAGGTTTTTCTGTAACAATTGACAAGAATCAAAATGTATTAAAGAATGATACACTAATCATTAAATATTCACTTGTTCCGGTGGGTGTAGCGTCCCGTATTGAAGTAGTCGAGGGCTTGGCATTAACCAATAAATAATTAACAAGATGGCAATAATTAACAATGTAGCATACAGCTGGTCTATGATCCGCATTTCCATACCAGCATTGGACATTTCAGAAGATTCTACTATTATGCAAGGAGTTTCTGAAATCAAGTGGAACAAGACTCGTAAAGTTGAAAACAACTA